AGAAAGGTTCCACATATGTTGGACCAGATCCGCAGTTTGATTTCTGCAGCTCTTGATGAACGTGAAGTTTCTGAAGCAGCTGTGCAAGCAGTAATTGCAGCAATCGAAGAAGAAGGCCGTTCAGAGATGAACGCAGAAGAAACCGAAAAGTTCGACGCAGCTCGCGCAGAACTTCGCGAGATTGACGACAAGATCACAGCCCTTCAGGCGCGTGAAGCAGACCTTGTTGACCTTGCAGCCCGATCCGAAAAAGCCGCAGAGGCTAGAAAAGAAGTGATCCCAATGAACATCAAAGTTGTTTCCGAGGAGAAGACCTACCGCCAAGATGGTGAGCATGACTTCTTTGCAGATGCTGTTGCAGCCAAGTTCAACAATGACCAGGCTGCTGCTGATCGTCTTGCACGCAGCCGTGATGAAAGCCTGATCAGCTACCGCAGCACGAGCGGCGCTTTTGGTGGCTTGGTAGTTCCCCAGTACTTGACTGAGCAGTTTGCACCAACGCTTGCATCTGGTCGGCCTTTCCTTGAAAGTGTCACCCAAGTGGCCTTGCCAGATTCTGGAATGAATCTTGTGATCCCGCGCGGAAATACTGCCACTGGTGTTGCTGCTCAGACTACCGAAAATACGGCGGTCCAGAACACAACATTTGGAGAGTCTGATCTGACTGTGCCAGTGCGTACGTTTGCTGGTCAGCAGTTGGTTTCACGCCAGTCTGTTGAGCGTGGAACTGGTATTGCTGGCATCCTGTTGGCTGATCTATACCAGCAGTACGCGACCAAGACCAACGTGTCAGCAATCAATGGTGATGGCACCGCTGGTGGCCACTTCGGAATCCTGAACACCACTTCAGTGCAGACTGCAGCATGGGGCGGTGCCAACTGCACCACAGGCGCATCCTTTGTTGCTGCAATCCACAATGGGCTTGGCAAGGTCAACGCTGCACGATACGCAGCAGCAGACCTGATCCTGATGCACCCACGCCGTTGGGCTTGGCTATGCGCCCAGTCTGATTCTTCACTGCGCCCACTTGTGGCCATTGAAGGGTACAACTCGTTCAATGCTGTTGGTGCTGGTGTCGCTGCAGGCTATGCGCCAGTGGGATCAATCGCTGGTGTTCCAGTCGTCACAGACGGTGGCATGACCACAGCCGCTGGAGCCAGCACTGACGAGGATCGCGTGGTCATCACAAGACGATCCGACAACCTGTATTTTGAAGCAGCTGGCGCGCCAGTTGGTTTGACTCTCAGTGAGGTTGCTGCACAGAACCTCACAGTGACCATGGTCGTATACGGCTTTTCCGCATATACGGCTGGGCGTTTTCCGTCGGCCACTGTGGTGCTGTCTGGTACGGGCTTCAAGCAAGTATTGAGCTAGTCAAATCTGTGATGGTGGTGCAGGCAGTGGGCTTGCTTGCACCACCACCCAATTCCGAAAACCCAAAGGATAAACATGCAAGAGACTTTTGATCACCCTGGCAAAGTGCTGCTGGCGTTTCCTTCAACAGGCCACGACATTTCCACACGTTTCATGCGCTCCTTCTGGGAACTTGATATGTGGGACCGAGAACGAGCAGTACAAATCTGGGAAGCACTAGGTGCCCCAGAGTCACCCAACCCAATTGATCTGCGCTTGCTGCATAACTATGTGGCTTTGGAAGCCACAGCAAACCTTGCCAAAGCTCGTAACAGGCTTTGTGATGAGTTCTTGCACAACAACCTTGAAGCAGAGTGGTTGTGGTTTGTAGACACTGACATGGTTTTCAAACCAGAGTTGATGCACCAAATGGTTGCACGAGCAGTTGAACATGATGTCAAAGTATTGGGTGCCTTGTGCGTGATCTTGACTAGTGATGGCTGCATCCCAACCTTGTTCATTGATGACCCCAACACCATCACACAAGTGATGCTGGACTGGGCACCAAACCAGCTGGCACAAGTCACAGCCACAGGCACTGGGTGCTTGCTGATCCACCGCTCAGTGTTGCAACAGATGTTTGATCAGAGTGGTGGCAGTACGAACTGCTGGTTTGGTTTCGATATTCGCTTTGGTGATGATGGCTCGGAATGGGCGTTGGGCGAGGATGTGAGTTTTTGTTTGCGTGCGGGCGAGCAGGGCCACAAGGTTTATGTGGACACGACTGCGCATGTTGGTCATCACAAAGGCGGGCGGGTTTACTGGCCTGAAGACACGAAGACGATGGGTGTGCAACCGCCAGAGGAGCCGAAGCTGACGGACGATAATGCTAGGACCTGATGCCAGCAGGTACATCCTTGCTGGCAAGGGTGTTCCGGTAGCACGACCGTTTAACCTGCGCTGGTTGTTGCCGACTGTTTGTAAGGATGATTTGCGCAGGTGGCGTGCGGTGTGGGTTGCGTCGTGGGTTGTGGCTGCAGCAGGGATGTTGTGGTGGTGCTGGGATCTTGGCATCGAGCGTGCGGCAGCTGCAGCGGTGTTGTTGCTGGCGTTGCCAGGAGTGTGGGGCCCGCAAGTAGTACGTCCTGTTGGCGTTGATTTACCTGCGATGGCTGTGGCGATCATGGCGGTTGCTTGTTTCGATCACGGCCTGTGGCCTGTAGCGGTGTTGCTGATTCTGGTTGCCGCTTCCATCAAGGAAACTTCACCTGTGTTTGCTGCAGTGTGGGCATGGCATCCGATCATGCTGATCGGTTTGATCGTGCCGGCTGTTGTCTGGTTTGTTCGCAAACCACAGGTTGATCAGGTGACTGCACAACCTTTGTTGCGCAGGGTGTATGAGCATCCTGTGATCACTGCTATGGAAGCTCATTGTGGGCGTTGGCGTGATGCTTGGCTGATGGTCGCACCGTGGGGTGCGACACTCGCAGCGCTTTACCGTCCGTCGTGGCAGACGCTTCTGATTCTCGTTCTAGCGTATGCACAGCTTCTGGTTGCTACTGACACGGTTCGACTGTTGCACACGGCTGCTGGGCCTGTGATGGCCTTAGCGGCTGTGCAGGTGTTGCCGGTGCAATGGTTGCCGCTGATACTGATTGCTCACTTCTTCTGGTGGAGAAAGCCCGAGGTCATCTAATGCACCATGCAGTGCTTGAGTGGGTTCAAAGGTGGGTACCTTCTGGGCCTTGCACTGTGCTCGATGTGGGCGGGCGGGACATCAACGGCAACCCTGAGTACCTGTTTGAGCATTCGACGTTTGAAGTCGTGGACCTTGTGCCTTCACCAGAGGTGACATGGGTTGGCGACATCTTGGATTACGGCAATGAACAACCATTCGATGTGGGCTTGTACCTTGAAGTTGCGGAACACACGCATGACTGGCCGCTTCACCTCAAACACATCAGGGACCTTCTGAACAAGAAAACTGGTCTGCTGATCTTCACCGCAGCTACGCACGGTCGGGCAGCGCACTCCGCTTCCGATGGTGGGGCTTTGCAACCAGGTGAGTACTACAACAACATTGACCCCGATTTGCTTGCACAGCTTTTGGATCGCAACTTTTCAAAGCATGTGATTGATGTGCAAGGCGAAGACGTACGGGCTGCAGCATGGAGATGAACGCATGACAATCACAAATGGGTATCTCACGCAGGCTGAAGCGTTGGCGTATGTTGGGCAGAACCTTGTGCAAGACACAAGCCTTCTGGATGATGTGGTGACTTCAAGCTCGAGGTTGATCGACCGTTACTGCGGGCGCACATTCTTCCAGGTGACCGAAGCACGCACGTTCGCAACAGATGACATCTACTCGCTGCGAATGGGCCCGTTTGATGATCTGGTATCGATCACCACACTCAAAACAGATCCAACAGGCGCTGGCACGTATTCCACAACGATTGGTGCGACCGCTTACCAGTTGTTGCCGTATAACGCACCGACCGCAGAAGAGCCGTACACGCTGATCTCACTACTCGGTGGAACACAGTGGCCCGTACCCACATTCAACATGCGACAAAACACGGTAGAGATCACAGGCGTATGGGGCTGGCCAGCTGTACCGCTCGATGTGAAACAGGCGTGCCGGTTGTTGGTTGCTGAGATTGCAAAGCTTGAGTCTGCACCGTTGGGTGTTGCTGGGTTTGGCGAGTTTGGTGTTGTGAGGGTTTCTCAGACAATGCCGCCAAGGGCCCGCCAGTTGCTCGCACCGTACCGGCATGGTCAGAACTTTGGTATCGCATGAGCTCGATCACGAACGGTGAGATTCGAGAAGCGTTAGCGCAGGCAATCAACGCTGTGCCAGGGCTCAACATTTACCGTTTCCCACCCGAGGATTTGAATCCGCCTGCAGCGTTCATCGCAGGATTCTCCATCGTGCCCATGACGTTTGATGGAAACCGTGAAACCAAAGTCGATGTCACCGTTGTTGTCTCACACAAACACGTTGACCAGATCGTCACCCTTGACGCAATGCTCGACACTGACGGCCCGTGGTCAGTAGTCGACGCTATCGAATCCGCTACGCCTCCTGGCATCAACTTCTTTGTGGAATCAATCGGTGGGTACCGTGAGCTCACCGTTGCCGATGTCGGCTACTACGCTGCAGATGTGAGCGTGATGGTGAGAACATGAGCGCAGTTGATTCGTTCGGTTTTAAGATGATCAAATACGGTGACAACCTCACCGACGTAAACCGCAAAGCGACGATTGCCGCTGCGATGGTTTACAAGTCTGGTGTGTTGAGTTCTGCCGCTGGGTTCACTGGTGGTGATCGCAGGTTTTCCAAATGGAAAGGCAAGCAAGGCCCACGCTTAGGCGCAGGGTTTGAGGTTGGTGGCAGCAAAGTCCATGCGAACGCAACACTGCTTGCACGACCGATGGGGATCTGGTGGGTACTCGAGTATGGGTCACCCGCTCACGTTATTAAACCGAGGAAACGTAAAGGTTTGAAAGCTTTGAAGTTCGCTGATGGCGGGTTTGCCAGCGGTTCTGTGGTTCACCCTGGTAGGCATGGCACTAGTGCGTGGGCTATCGGTATCCGTTCAAGCCAAGCAGGCGCAATGCAAGCGTACAAACGCACTCAGAAGTTTGCGCTGTTGGAAGCTCACCGCAAGTAGTGCGTATTCTTGTTGTTCACCCTGGTCCTAACTTCTCGGTGCAAGATGTGCATGATGGTTGGGTTGAGGGGTTTACAGAGTTAGGCCACGAGGTCCAGTCTTACAATTTGGGTGACCGGCTCACATGGGCTGCGATTGCGCACCTTGGCATGGATGACGGCACCTTCGTCAAGGCGTTCCCAAAACCAGAGAATGTGTACTCGTTTGCGATTAGTGGCCTGCCACAATCAGTGTTGTACTGGTGGCCGCAACTCATCGTGTTCGTTTCAGGTTTCACGGTTGACCCGCAGTTTCTTGAGGTTTGCCGTGGGCGTGGAATCAAAACAGCGTGCGTGATGACAGAATCACCGTATGAGGAATCACGCCAGTTGTTGATCGCACCGCACTTCGATGCTGTGGCATTGAACGACCCGACAAACATGGGCCAGTACGCAACGCTAACAACAGCTATCTACACTCCGCATGCTTACCGGCCTGACATCCATCACGAGGGCGAAGCCCACGAGGACTATCTCAGCGATTGTGTGTTTGTTGGTACGGGTTACCCGTCGAGGGTTGCTTTCCTTGAGCGGTGCAACTTCGACGGCATTGACTTGGCTCTTGCGGGTAACTGGCAGAATGTGCCAACAGTCCTGGCTGATCGTGTTGTGCATGATATCGAAGACTGCATTGACAATGTGCAGACTGCTGAGTTGTACCGTGGTGCTAAAACCTCGTTCAACATTTACCGTACTGAGAACAACGGTGATATTTCTGATGGTGCTGATGGTTGGTCTGTTGGGCCTCGTGAGATCGAGCTTGCGGCATCTGGCACTTGGTTTGCACGGCAGTCTCGTGGTGAGTCTGATGAGTTGTTTCCGATGCTCCCTACTTTTAATAGTCCTGAAGAACTTGGCGAGTTAATTCGCTGGGCTCTTGAGAATCCCGTTGAGCGGCAAATTGCTGCTGAGCAGGCAAAACGTGTGGTCGCTGATCGTACGTTTCCAATGAATGCCCACAAGCTTCTAGAGGCTTGTGGCCTAGTGAAAAGAGAAAGCTAATGGCTAATCCGATCAGCGGTCGCAAGGGCCGTGTCTATGCAGATAATTCCAGTGCCGGCAACGGTTCCGCTACACCGATCGCAAACCTGAACACATGGGGTTTGGATTCAACCACAGACAAAACAGAGGTCACGAGCTTCGGCGACGGTTCCAAGACCTATGTTGTTGGTTTGCCTGATGGCAGCATCAGCTTCGGTGGGTTCTGGGATACTGCAGCAGGATCACAGTACAACATCACAACCTCGGTTGCCGCAGGGCGCAAGTTCTACCTGTACCCGTCGACTGACAACGCTCAGTACTTCTTTGGGCTTGCGCACTTTGATCTGTCAATCACTCAGACGGTGAGCGGTGCGGTTGAGATCAGCGGTACCGGTTCTGCTGCTTCAACGATCAGCAGCGTTGGTACCTGATCATGGCTGACGAGTGGGCCGTCAACACACCAGACAACAAGCAGGTCAGACTTTCTGATTTCACGCTTGATGAGCTGGTACAACTTGAAACGGATTGTGATGAGGAGTGGTGGGCGCTCCTATCGCACCCGTTCAAAAGTGCGAAGAACGCCAAATACATTTACGCAGCGGCATGCGCACAGCAAGGCGTAGAGCCTGCAGTGCTAACAGTGCGGATGTTGACTGATGTGTTTGTTCAGGTGCCAGACAATATGCCTGATGTTTATGAGGGCAGTATCCCAAAAGAGGAGGACGCTCAACAGACAGCTGGACCGTCTGGTGTGCCCTCCGATTCAACTGGACCCCAGAACAAACCCGAAGCCTAAGCATTCGGGAACTTCGGTTACTTAGCGAGGCGGTGAGCAGTGGCTCTACTTGAACGGTTACAGATCCTCATCGACGCTGATGCTGGCGGCGCTGTGCGTGAGTTTAAGAAGATTGGCAATACCGCTGATCGTGAGCTCGGCAAGGCTACGAAGTCAATGGACCGCATGAGCTCGAAGCTAACTAGCTTTGGTGCTGGTGCGGTTGTTGGCGCTGCGGCATTGGGTGCCGGTTTGGCAATGTTTGCCAAGGAGGCTGCGGCAGCTGAGACACAACAGTTGAAGCTGACTAACTCGATCAAGAACAGCAGTGCTGCGTTCCCTGGTAACGGTAAAGCTTTGCGTGATCAGGCATCAGCGCTGATGAAGGTCACTGTTGCTGATGATGATGCAATCGTTTCGGCGCAAGCACTCCTTGTGCAGTTCGGGCGTACATCAAAAGAGACTGAACAACTCACACCGCTTGTTGTTGACCTCTCACGTAAGATGGGCATTGATCTTGAGAGCGCTGCAAAGGCAGTTGGCAAGGCAAGCGATGGTTCATCTGGTGCGCTAAAGAAAATGGGTATTCAGCTTGTGGACCTTGGTGGTGGTGCTACCGCTACCGAGAACACGATTGCTGCGCTTGCTTCAACTGTTGGCGGGTTTGCAGAATCCGAAGGGTCCACTTTTGCTGGCCAGATGGAAATCATGAAGAACAAGTTTGGTGAGCTCAAAGAGTCCGTCGGAAAAGGCGTACTCGATGTGGTTAACCCGATTTTGAATATTGGTGCTGCAGCTGGTGACATTAACCCTGCTGTTGGTGAAACCGCTGGCAAACTTGCGACCATCGGTGCTGGTGCTGCTGGCATGATTGGAACAGTTTCAGTTGCTACTGGTGCGCTAATGAGAATGAAAGGCCAGTTCACACAAGTAACAGGTTCGGGTGCATCAGCTACCACATCACTCACGGGTGCAGGCAAAGCCGCTGGGGCACTGGGTGCGCTGGCTGCTGCAGCAGCCATCTATGAAATTGGTAACGCTCTCAACGATGCATCTTTCAATGCTGACAAGTTCGCTGCAGCATCTGACCGGCTCTCAACTGACTTCACGAAAACTGGCACGATCAGCATGGAGAAGTTCAAAACTTCTGCTGAGGCAACCCGCAAAGCGGGTGATGGGATCTGGGATTTCATCAACAAACCAATCCAGTCATCTAACGAACTTAAGGTCAAGGGCGTTACGATGCAGATCGATGACGTTCTGCGCAAGGTTGCAGACCTGAAGAAGTCTGGCAAAGATAAAGAACTTCGAGCAGTGCTGCTCGAGTTGCAAGACGCAACGTTTGACCCTGGTACTCGTGGGCAGAAACGTGGTCAGCAATTTCAAGAAACGTTGAACGATATACGTGACGCACAGAATGCTGCGGGCGAGGCTGCTGCGGTTGCTTCTGGTAAGGGCGAGAAGCTTGTTGGCACGATGGAAGATTTGACTGCTACGGGCAAGATTTATGATGCGCAGTTGAAGTTTATTGCTGATACCCAGAAGATGGGCGCTGATCGTGCAGCTGCTTATGCGAAAGCCATTGAGGATTCCTCGGCATTGGATGATCAGGCCACTGCAGCGTTTGGGATGAACGACGCTTACAAGGGTTTGTTTAACACACTTGGTGATCTGCCTAAAGAGTTCGATGCGGTCAAGGCTGCGTTAGGTGATTACTCGGATGAGCAGAACAAAGCTGTTGAAGCTGTTATTGGGTTCGGTGAGAAAGCTGGGAGTGTTCTTGAGCAGGCTGTTTCGACTGGCGGTGATCCTCGTTTCCTCGGGGGGATCTTCCGTGCGAGCCTTGAAGAGACATTGAAGAATGCTGGTATCCCACCAGAGCAGATCGCTGAGTACATTGGTTTGGCTGGTTTGTCTGAGCAGCAGATTGATGTGGCGATTAAGGTGAGTTTGGCTGCGGAAGAGCAGCAGAAGTTTATGAATCTTTTGGCGTTGTTCCAAGCAACGTCACAAGAGTTGGCTCCTGAGATTCTCCCGAAGATCAACGAGTTGTTCCTTGCTGGGAAGTTTGCTGAGTTGAACGCTTTGATTGTTGCTTCGCAGCCGGGTGTTACGAAAACGCAGCTTGATTTTGTGCTTGGCATATATCCTGATTTGGCACCGGCTTTGGCTGATGCACAGAATCAAGCAGACGCTAACCCTGTTGAGATTCCAATAAAATTGGTTAGCCCGTTTGCTGGTGCCAGTACTTCTGGTAGCGCAAACACGTACTTCCCTCCTGGCATAGATCCCAACTCGTTGCCTATACAACCTGATGAAGTCCGCACCGGGTTAGATTTGAACTTCAACGGTATTGTGGGGCGTGCAAGAGGTGGACCTGTCGGCGGTGGTCGTACATACATGGTGAATGAGCGTGGCCGTGAGTTGTTCACACCTAACTCAAACGGGTTCATCATGAACGCTGGTGACGCACAAGCCCTTGTGCAGGGTGTGTCGAAGATGGTGAGCGGTGGGGGTGGTCGTGGTATGACAAACAACATCACGATCAACGAGACATCATCGCCACGGCAGACTGCCCTTGAAGTGATCAGAGCAAACAAGGCTTCGCTGTTCTTGGCTGGTGCGCTGTGACCGCATCCTCAATCACGTTTGATGCTGTGGCGCTTGGCAACAGTGCAATCAAGGTCAGAAACTTGTGGACGTTCTGGCAACCAGCACAACTCGAAGCATCAAACATCAAGCTTGCTGGTGTGACCGGTATGACGGCACGGAAACCTTTGGTGCAACCAACCACACACAGCCTCGAGCTGGTCATCTCTGGTGAAGTGTCCACTAGTGGCACACCAGACAGTGACTACCCAGCACGACTGAAAACTAACATTGCGTACATTGCATCCAACTTCACGAACATTCCTGCTACTACTGACGGCACTCGCACAGCGATACTCACATTGCCATCTGGTGCGACGATCACAGGCCCGGTGCACATTCTTGGCCTGACTATCGGTGAGGTTGTACCCACCGCAAAATGGGCGCTAGCAGTGCTCGAGGTTTCAGTACCAGCGGGCGTGCTCGCATGACTCAAAGAAGGTTGAACTGATGGCAAACGCTGTATACCCAACGGGCATGAAAGCCTTTGCAGACGCAGACATTGACTACTTGGTGGATGACATCAAGATCGTCGCAATGAGCAGTGCTTACACCTACTCATCTGCACATGATTTCCGCAACGACTTGTCAGGTGTTGTTGCAACATCGGCAAACCTTTCATCAAAGACTTCCACTGGTGGTGTGCTAGACGCAGCAGACCCAGTGTTCACATCCGTGACAGGTTCAACCATTGTCAGCTTTGCCATGTTCAAAGACACAGGCACCACATCGACATCAGCGCTGATCTGCTACTGGGATGCGACCGCAGCTGGTGCAGCGTTTGCTGTGGTCCCTGACGGCACAAATATCACGCTCACACTTTCAGCCACAGGTCTGCTTGCCATCTGATGGCACAGACTGTTGCGTTTCCTTTTCTCACACCACGGGCGCTTGGCGCTCCTGCTGCGCTTGCGTTCACCGCAGTGCAAGGAAACAAGACCGCTGCGATCCCTTTCATAAACCGTGCGCCATCAGTGCGAGGGTTCTTCGCTGACACCACACCAGCGGCACCAGTGCCGAACGCTGCACCAGTGCCCGCTATCAGCGTGCAACTGTTCGACACAAACAACGCTTCTGCGATCTCAACACCGACCACCATTCTTGGTTCTCGCAAATGGCAAGACAGCCTGGACTCAATAAGCCAAGGCAAGATCGCTATGCCGTATGCGACCGCTGCGGACATCAGCGCAACATCAGGCATGACCATTGGTCGGCACCTACGGTTCACGCTCGGTGCAACGCTGGCGTGGACTGGTCGCATTGTTTCAACACAGGTTGTTGAAACAGACATCAAAGATTCTGACAAAGTGTTTGAAGTTACCTGCTTGGATGTGCGGTCTATTTTGGATCGGGCGACCGTGTACCCACAGAACGGGTTGGGCAAAGTCCCTGCATCAGATTTGCGGACGTTCGCATGGCACTCAGCAGAAGGTTCCACCACTGGTTGGTCTGCTGCAACATTCCGCTCATACGCTGTGTCGATAGCGTGGCGCACACCTAACACACAGCCTGAATGGTTTGAACCTTGGCTACCACCTGATGGTTGGCCTATTGGTTCAACGAAACCTATTCAAGGCTTTGTGGGCAGGATCGCAGCATCAGACGTTCGCACCACTCTGTTCAAACGTACGTTCACTGTTGCATCAGACGGACTGTATGACCTTTGGTTGGCAATGTATTCGGGTGGTGCCATCTACGTTGACGGCATCCAACTCTACGACAGCAAAGACAACACGGATTCGTGGCGTTCACCGTGGCGGGCAATGATTGAACTGACCGCAGGCGCTCATGTGTTCGCTGTGGAACTTGACCACGTTGCAGGCCCAGACAACTCAGCACTACCTGGCACCCTTGCAACTGTGAACCGTGAACACTGCTTTGCGTTGAACCTGCATTCAATCCAATCACCTGAAACAGTGCTCACTTCTTCAACGCTCGTGATGGCTTCTGATGACAGCTGGTATGCGTTAGACAACCCTGCTGTGATTCCTAACCCGACAGCGGGCACGGTACTCATCACTCTGATCAATGAGGCTATCGCTAGGGGTTCTTTGCCAGCAGGGTTCACTGTTGGGTTTAGTGCCACAGTGGATTCTGATGGGCTGGGCTGGCCTGCATTAGATGTGTTCACTGTGCGTGTGGGTGACACGATCTGGGATGTTTGCCAGCAGTTGCAGACATTGGGTTATGAGTTTGGGATGCGTGCCGCAGGGCTAACACTCGATGCGTTCGCCTTTGGGCGTGGCGGTACTTCTGCCGCTGGCATCGAGGCTAATGTGAATCTGCAGGCGGTGACTCGTGATAAGCGTCCACCGCAACCCAACACTTTGATCTGCACGTATTCTGGCGGGCAGTTTGTTTCCACTGACGCAGCACAGGTTGCGTTGTTTGGAATTATCGAAGCAGCGTTCTCTATCGCTGATGTGCGTGACCTTGCATCAGCGCAAGCTGTTGCAACAGCACAACTCGAGTTATTCGCTGCTCGCACACAGCTGGTGTCTGTGTCTGCCATCTACGCAGGTGATATCCCGTATCTGAACTACCGCATTGGCGACACCATTGTCTTGTATAAGAACGGTGCTGGCGCTGAGAACGTGCGGTTGAAAACGTTGGATGTGTCCGAGGATTCAAACGGTTTCGTTGGCCTCTCATTTGAACTTGCTTCTGCATCGGAGCAAGACGGTGACCGGATCGCTGCGATGTTAAAGCGTGGGGTCCCAGGGGCGCTTGCAGGTTTGTCGAAGGTGGCGACTCCTTCACGCTGGTTGGCTGATGGTGGAACCAGTGGCCTCGTGCAGCTGTACCGTGTGGACGGTTTCTCACAGGGTGAACTGGTTGATTACACAGAGGACCCTTTGAAAGGGCAGTCAACAGCCGAGGTTTTCCAACGGCCTGTACGACTCACCTACATCAAACTTTCCCAGCTCGGTACGCTCACATCTGCTTTGGAAGTGATCATGCTAAAGAACGGGGCACAAATTGATGTCTCCATGTACATTGCTGCTGGGGAGTTCACATCAACGTGGTTGGCAATGGATCACACTTTCCAGACCAATGATCAGTTGGCGTTTAGGCTGGTGGATAAGGGTGCGGGTGGCGGGCAGTTGAGCGTGCAGGTGTGGGCTGCGTTTGCTTCTGGTGAGGATGTGCAACCCGTTGGCCGTCTGTTGTGGGAATAACCTGACATGGCATACAAGTGGGGACCGAGTGTTGGCGTTGGCGTTCTCCCGTCCGGAGTTGTTTACGGTTCGGGTTCACTCTGGGTTGCAAACTACACAAGCGGCACAGTCTCACGAGTAGACCCAGTGGCCTTGTCTGTCACAGCAACAATCACAGGGCTGGCCACTGCTGAAGCAATTACGTATGCGTTTGGTTCAGTATGGGTCACGAATGGAAACAATGTTTCACGGATTGATCCTGCAACAAACACCATCACAGCCACTATTGGCATGGCTTCTTCATCAGTAGAATTGGCTTTTGATGGCTCATATGTGTTTGCAAAAAATTTCGGGGCAAACCAAACCCGACGGATTGACCCAACGACGAACACAGTCACAGCTACTTACTACTCAACAAACTTCTCTTACGGTTTGGCTACTGGTTCAGGCAGTGTATGGATTGGCGCTGGCAGCGGTACCAATTCGATTGAGCGGGTTGATCCTGCAACGATGACATCAACAGCAACGATTGCTACGGCTCAATATCCGTATGGTCTGCATTATGCGTTTGGAAGTTTGTGGGCTGGGATCAGCACAGCCACAATGGACGTAATCCGCATCAACCCATCGACTAACGCTGTGACCGCAACTATTGCAGCTGGTGCTGCAGGTAATATCCCGTACGTGTTGCGCTCAGACAGCAGCGCTGTGTGGGTTGCACGCACTGGTACTGGCGCAATGCTCCGCATTGATCCCGCCACAAATACTTTGACAGATACTTTGCTGGTCCCTTCGTCCATACAGCCCGATGGTGTTGGCGTAGATGACAACAACAAGGTGTGGGTTTCGTACTTGTCTGCTATCAACCGCATTGATAAGGATTCTGTGGGTTGGGTGCGTGGTCATGCGTGGGGGTGAAAGATGAGAGACACAGGGATTGCTGACAGGTTGCGTGGCGCTGGCCTTGTGGTTGAGGAACAACCAGGCTGGCAAACACGTGGATCAGCGTTGTTTGCTCCAAGGGCTGTGATGTGGCACCACACAGCCAGTGCCATGGGGAAGAACTTGCCGAGCCTTAGCATTGTGACCAACGGGCGTCCAGACCTAGCAGGCCCACTGTGCCATGTCCTAACGGGCAGGGATAACTGCAACGTAGTCATCGCAGCAGGCAGGGCCAATCATGCTGGTGCCGGCAGTTGGAACGGCAGCTCAACAGGCAACAGTGCCTACTGGGGCATCGAGGTTGAGAATGTGGGCACGGTGGCTGAACCGTGGCGACCCGACCAGCTGCAGAATGTTGCCGAGGTCACCGCAGCATTGATTAGCTATGACGCTGCGCTTGTTGCTGATTGCTGCATGCATAAAGAGTGGGCACCTACCCGCAAGATCGATATGCACACGGTGTCTGGCAACGAGATGCGTGCTCGTGTCATGCAGCTATGCAACGGCACACCACCACCTGCACCACCGACACCACCTACTGCAGGCATTGACCTTGCAGCAATCGCAGCGGGGATAGCGGCAGCATCCAAACAGATCGTCAAACAAGGCTCTAAGGGTGACGCTGCGAAGTGGGCGCAAGCCCTACTCAACAACAAGCTTGATGGGCCTGATCTGATAGTGGATGGGGTCTTTGGGCCTGCATCAGTAGCGGCAGCTAAACGCTTTCAAACAAATGTCAAACGGTTCTTCAAACTGTCATCCAAGCAGATGCCAGTGGACGGGATCATTGGGCCTGCAACCTGGTTTTGGTTGACCAAATGAAAGGGCCACACATGAGCCTAAAAGATGAAGTCACAAGGGCATACATTTACCGTGTGCTCACCGCAGCAGTCCCACTGATCACCGCCTACGGGATCATCGATGGTCGCACCGCAGCACTTTGGGCGGGAGTCATCGGTGCTGTTTGTGGGGTCGGTCTAGCATCAATGAACACAAGCACAAAGGGGCCCGACCTATGAGCGCACAAGTACAGCTCGACGATACAGGAGCGCAGGTCAACTGGAGCGTCCGTGAAAACACAACTTGGGTGGACAACTTTGTTGCAACCCTCACAACCACAGGCGATCCGATAGACCTGACCAGCATCACAATCACTGCTGAAGTGACCGCTGGACCAACCTCGCAAGCAGCGCTCAAAACTTTCACCGTCACAAAAACTGATGCAGCTGCAGGCAAGTTCAGAATCCGTATCGACGAGACCCTAACCACGCTCACTCCTGGCACCTACTGGTGGAGCATGCAGTGGAATGATGGCACTGATGATGTGGCCTTAGCTGCTGGCAACTTCGTTGTGCAGGATTGGAGCCTCTAATGACAACAGTGAGCCTTGCTTCATCCAAGCCACCAATCACCCTGACTAGTGCTCGTGGTATCACCATCACCATTGACCGCTCAGTGAACACGAGTTCTGGTGGCGGCAGTGGGACTGTGACAAGTGTGACCGCCACAAGCCCAGTCGTCATCACTGGCACACCAACCACAGTGCCCAACGTGACCCTTTCTGGCATCAATGCCACACAGACAACAGCAGGCATCTTCTCACCAGCACGACTGGCAACAGGCACAGCTGATGCAACAACCTTCTTGCGTGGCGATTCCACATGGACTGATGACGTGCCCTTGCAGGTAAACGTGAAGAACACTTCAGGTGGGGCACTAACCAAGGGCACACCTGTTTACGCAACAGGCACTGTGGGTGCTACTGCTGTGATTGAGGTTGCTGCAGCTGATGCTTCAGTGTCAGCAAAGATGCCTGCCATAGGGTTACTACTCCAAGACCTTGCCCAAAACGGCACTGGCCTTGTGATGGTCATGGGTACCATCACCAGCATCAATACACTTGGCTATGCAATCAACTCTGGCATGTTTGTCGCACCTGGTGGTGGGCTAACCAACACCAGACCCACAGCAGCAACAGACCTTGTACAGAATGTGGCAAGGGTTACGAGGGTGAGTGCAACTACTGGTTCAGTGCTTGTGCTTGGACCGGGCCGCACGAATGATGTGCCCAACCTGATTGCCACCAACTACCTAGCTAGCAGTGGTACTGCATCTGCCACAACCTTCTTGCGTGGTGATCAGTCTTGGTCCAGTGCTGTCACGGGCGTGACCGGCACGGCACCTATTGCCAGCAGTGGCGGTGCGGCACCTATCATCAGCATAGGCGCTTCTAGTGTATCGGCAGCAGGATCAATGAGCAGCGCTGATTTCACAAAACTTTCAGGCATCACGGCAGCAGCGGTCCCAGCTTTGCAAACAGTGATTCCAACGCTGACAGTCAGCGGCACGATTGCTGAGAACGCACCCGCTTCTTCAATCTTTGCAAGCGTTACAGGACCAACCACAGGCGTGCTGCTCCTCACTGGCATCTGGCTTGCAAAAGGCACAGTTTGCACCTCAATCAGTTTTCACTCTTCAACAACAGCAGCAGGAACGCCAACGAATCAGTGGTTTGTTCTCGCAGACCTCAACCGTGTTTCACTTGCTAACACCACGAACGACACCACAACAGCATGGCCTGCAAACACAACTAAAACGTTGGCACTCACAGCACCCTTCACAACAACATACTCAGGTTTGCATTACATCGGCGTGTGCGTCACAGCTACGACCATGCTTACATATCGTGGGCTTGGATACTCAACGATGACCCCTGTCAAACTGCAATCATTTACCTCAACAACAGGGCTGACAACACCGCCCGCAGTGCCAACGACTTTTGCTGCTTACGCAGCCAACGCATCACTAGCACTCGGAGGAATCTCGTGAGCAATATCTCCCAGACCTTTGCTGATGGCAGCAGGTTCATCCGCACAGAGCTTTACGACGGTACCGCTCGTATCGTGGAACAGGCTTCGGATGGCACCGTCACATCAGACACTCTGGTCCCATCCGAAGAAACACGTGAAGTTGAATCACCAACACCGGAAGTTATCGCAGCTCAGGCGATCTCGACCGAGATCAGCGTCCGGCTCGATCCCGCTGGCACCATCAGCGAGATCAAAGCAGCGATCACAGATGGTCTTGCCGCTGCAATTGTTTCCCTTGGCGGCTAAGCGTGTTTGCTGCAGAGCTCGAAACCATCCAAGTAGTAAGCCTCACGGTAGGTATCGTTGCCGTTTCAGTGGCAGGAGTAGCCTCGTTGATTGTCATCCTTGAAAAAGTAACTGGCAGTCTCGGCCGCTGGTTTGAACGCCACTTCAAAGAATCACTTGAACCGACAAACGAGCGCATCATTGAGATCGGTCAGCAGGTTGAATACGCAGATGCTTACAACCGGCATCACCTCGGCCCGAACGGCACCTCGATGCCAGTGCACATGCGCCTCAAAGTTGTCGAACAACAAGTTGCCCTGATATCAGCGCAAGACGAACGGTTACGCCGACTGATACAAGGCATGATCGATCTTGGTCCAGACAAAGACACAGACGAGTAACAAGGTCGACGGCGCAGTTTTGTTTGTCCTCTTCTGCAGGCCGTCAGATTGAACCCCGACCATCTTGTGCGCAAGCCCACTGCGCCGATGGTCGGGGTTCTTTCGCGCCCGCAGTTATGTTCTAGCAGCCCGTACCGTTCCACGCCGAAGCCCACCCGCTGTTCACCGTGTAAACGGCAACAGCGTCTTGCACTGCTGGTGGTGCATCAGCTGCGTGACCCCAACCACTGTGGCCTGCTCGAGCAGACATCGTGCGCCAAGTGCTATCCAAAAACTGGTACGCACCTGATGCGGTGCTCACAGGGTTCTCGGCCTGATAGTTCCCACCTGACTCGTGGCGCCTGACGCATGCGAGGAAACCACCGGGCGGTGTGTGCGCTGGTGGTTCTGGTGGTGTTTGCAGTGCTGTGATCACTGCTGCTTGTGATGGTGCATCCAATGCTTGGAACTGGGCTACCTGTTCGTCGGTGCAGGCTGTAAAGAGTAACGGGATTGTAACGGCAAAGAGTGTTGCCGCAGCTTTGAGTGTGCGTATCATTAGAGTTGTCTCCTGGTCGGGATATGGAAAGGCCCACGCTGTTGCGTGGGCTTCACCATTTACCCTAACAACTTCGGGCCTGTCGGTGCTTGCATACCCTCTCAAAAAGAAATTTGAGAAATGCCGCACGAAGTGTTGCAACTCGTGCAACAATGGTTGCACGCCACCGAACGGGGCGTACCACCACCACCACAGCAAAGGACAATCAGCACATGAATGCAATCACAGCAGGACTACTACACAACCTCCGGCTTGAGGATCAAATCCTCACCTACAACGAACAACTCGCCAACATCAAACACCTTGGTATGGCGTTGAGTGAAGCAGGCGAAGACACACCACAACACAAAGCGATCTACGAACTGCTCGAAGGCATCGACAACGAAACACGCAGCGGTCTTCGGCACGAGGCCCAGCAGTCTTGCCATCAGATCCACGATGATCTCGTTGACTCCGGTATCTACGCAGTTTCCGCTTGTGGCGACAAAGGCGATTACACCATTGAGCTCGTGACCGCATCAGGCGTGTATGTAATCGCAGGGTGCCAACTATGAGCAACGACGGCGAAGTCATCGGCGGTGCATGCGTCAGTGATGCTGGCGTACCAGTGGTCATCATCTCATCCGCATCGAAGTGGATTGAGTTTGATGAGTCGTGCGGGTTTATGGAATGGAGGATGAGCGCAGACGATGCGTTCACCCTTTCCAACCTTCTGATCAACAGGGCTGTTCAGGCGATGAAGATGGCAGCAGAAGAAAGGGCAAACAGCGATGACCAGTGAGGGAAAGATCACGACAACCGAGGCTGCGTTCATTCTCGGGATCAACCGTGCGACCGTTACACGGTGGGTTCACAACGGGCAACTCAAACCTGAGTACACGCTGGCTAACGGTCAGATCATCTTTGACCACGAATACGTACTTGATGTTGCGGCAGACCTCGCACTCGAACTAGCAGACATGGAAGAGGACGAATGAGCAAGGACCAAATATTCGGGTTTGTAGTCATTGGCGGTGTTGGTGTGTATGTGTATGGCAGATCAGTTGCTGCACGCATGCGAGCACGCTTCAACCGTGAGCGTCAGATCCAGTTAGCAAAATACCGTCACCCTGGCTCCCAGTGAGTTAGTGTCACAGCCCACCACCACACTTACCACCACAACCACCACCACAAAGGACAGACAGATGAGCAACACAGACCGCAGTGAGCACAACCGGCTAGCACACCAAGAATCAAAGAACAGTGACATCATGGGCGTTAGCTTCCACGGCAACAACGGCAAAATGGTTTCAGCCGACTGGTTGAAAGACGCAGAAGGCCATGAACACGTTGCATTCCACGTTGGGCGGGCAACGTTCTTCCTTGAGGGTGACACCTCAGACGAGAAGATCGTGCAGATGCAACTCATTGGCCTTGCCATCGTTGCAGCATCAGAAGAACTGCTGCGAAACGGCCCGGCTTCACTATGAGCATGATCCCAGAGCTACCTGAACCCGTCAGGCGTGACCGCTACGGGCGATACCAAGTGCTCGCACCCGACGGTAAGAAACCAGAGGGCTACACACGGGCAACGACAGTTGCCAAAGCCCTTGATGACACCTCGAACCTGATGGCGTGGGGTCGGCGCATGACAGCGCTCGGTCTAGCGTCGAGGCCTGATCTGCTGGCCTTGGTGCAAACCACAGACAACACAGACAAGAAAGCCCTCGACCGACTCTGCGAAAGTGCATCGGAGGCGGGCGGTGCAACAGCACGCAGGGATCTCGGTACTGCTTTACACAAGATGTTTGAGGCATCGTGTGTCACTCCTGGCTATGAACCTCCGGCTACATACGCTGCAGACATTTTTGCAATACACCAAGCGCTCCGAGCAGCAGGCTTGCAAGTACTTGATGAATGTTCCGAGCTTATGGTTGTGATTGACCGGCACAAGATCGCAGGCATGGCAGACCTCATTGTTGAACGCATTAGTGATGGGCAGCTGTTCATTGCGGACCTCAAAACCGGCAGCAGCGTCGAGTGGGGTGCGCTCGGTTGGGCAATCCAACTATCAATCTACGCCAACGCAGACAACATCTACCTCCAAGGCGCTGCAGCGGACGGCTCGGAGGATCTGCGGGCACCGATGCCAGCAGTCAACAAAGACCAAGCGATCATCATTCACTGCGAACCCGAATCAGGTTCATGCGACCTGCATACCTTGGACATCAAGCGTGGGTTTGAAGCCCTCGAGGTTGCCATGAACGTGCGTGAGTGGCGAAAGAAACGCAAACTGCTGGTACCGTTCAAAGGTGCTGGCGGTCAGGCGACCGTTGAGGCTGTGGTGGCTCCCACGGAACCTGCCGCTAGCACTACTGTTCTGTCAGAAGCTGTGAGCCCGGCTACTGGCATGGGTGTGGAAGGGGTGACCGCCTCCTCGGAACCACCTTCCACACCCGACACCACTGTCCAGGACGCATTAGAAGAGCGTGACCACATGCTCCACATCCGCCGACTCTGGCTACTCGAACGCATCCGCATCATCGGCGAACAAGGATTCATCAGCACACTCCAAGCAGAATGGCCCGAAGGGTGCGCAGGACCAAAAGCGGTACGAAGCCGTCAGGCCATCTGGAACATCGCAGAAACAGCAGCGGTAGTGAAGTGCGTTGATGCTGTGGAGATGGCACATGACATGCCGTTCGGTGCAACCGACCCCGAACTGGCACAACGGTTGAAGCTCGAGGAGACCGAACGATTTGTGAAAGCTGCGTCAGGCGCAGGACTCACCAACCAGACCGCAAATTAGCGGGCAGGCCACTACTGGCCTGCACACAACACAACAACACAACAACATGAAAGCAGGCAAAGACAATGGATTTGAATGAACTAAACCGGGCTGCATCAACAAGCGGTGGGAAGTGGGTCAAGCTCCGTACCAAAGAGGACGGCAGTTTCGAGGGCACACTCGTTGCGTTCGAGTCACGGGCAAAGACGGACATGGAAGGCAACCCCGTACTCAAGCGTGGCACCGATGTTCCACGCACCGAATGGCTACTCACACTCTCAGTCCCGTTGGCGGAGCGTGAAGGGCCCGACGATGACGGCACACGCAAACTCCCCTGCAACGAGGCTATGCAGTCTGCAATTTCACAGGCAATCAAAGCGTGTGGCGAACCAGCCAAAGAAGGGGACACGTTAAAGATTGCTGTGAGTGTTGATCCACCTGAGCAGATGAAACAGGCGACGTATGTCGCACGGTGGACACCCGGCAAACCCGTTATCGACATCGCAGAGTTCTGATGTCTGGTGCCGCCAGCAGGAACCGTGGGGCAAACGCCGAACGTGCAGTAGTGAACTACCTGAAAGCTCAGGGGTGGGATCACGCAAGGCGGGTTCTTGCTGGCGACGGGCACCAACACTCAGACATCGAATGCTGGCACGGTGTCAGCATCGAAATAAAAGACCGCACCTCGAGCGCTTGGCCCACATGGAGAGCACAAGCAGTCCAACAGTCACGACCAGGAGACCTGATCGTCGTCACCCGTAGGACGAGGGGCACACCAGATGTGGGCCAGTGGCCCGCACAGATGCCGCAACGTGACTACATCTGGATCGGCGGCAAAGGCCTGCTCCCATTCCCATGCCCACGACTCAAAGAACTATGGGTCGAAACAACCTTCGCAAACGTCTGTGCGCTAGTACGTGCAGCAGAACAGGACAAACAATGCAACATGTAGGAGATGAACAACCAGAACTGCTGATGCTCACAATGCGGATGCTGTCCGAGATGGCACCAGCAGAAGGCATCGCAGAATGGTCACATGAGATGGGCGTGAAGAATAAGACACTGCGACCGTTCTGCCCTGACATCATATGGGGTCACGACCTCGTGCTCGACTGGGGGTTGATCGCTTTGCGGATCAAGGAATGCTCGAACACACCAGGGCGGGCACCAACACCAACCGAAATCAAAGCGTATGTTGTGCGCAGCGTTGAGATCACGCACGAGGAGCTCGCAGAAGCCATCGAGGCATACCGCCCACCACAACAACAGATGGCAATGTGATGAGCACAAAGGAATCATCCAAACGCACGATGCAAGCAATCAAAGCCACCGTGTACCAGGAGCTCAACGAGGTTGACTTCTTCCATACGAACGCAAAGATGGTCGATGTGAGGATGCGTGGCGACGATGTAAGTCATATCAGTTTCAGTATCGGCAAAGCTGTGTTCTTCCTGGAGGGCATTGGGACGAAGGCGCAGAAGCTTGCAGCTATCCGAGACATCGCTCACGCACTGATCACTGCAGCGGACCTGCTCGAGCTCGAACTGGTTGAGGCTGAACCCGCTGCACCAGCTGAGCAAATGCTGTTAGGTGAGTGACCTCATGCGGCTACCTGTACGGGCTGAGATGCTCGACCACCTCACCATCATCCTCGAGGACTGCAACGCACAGGCCCACTGGCGTAAGCACGCTGCGTGCCGTGGGATGGACACAAACCTGTTCTACCCAGAAGCAGGATACAACGGGCACGCCAAACAACGACAAGCACAAGCAGTGTGCGCTGCATGCCCTGTACAAGCCGAATGCCTGCAAGCCCTCGGCAGATACGACGGTGGGATTGTCGGCGGGCAAACCACCGCAGAACGCCACCGCAAACACATGATCAAAAAGAACCTCGACCTCCTCCAACTACGGGACCACATCATCAACACGGAACCCTTAGAGATCGCAGCGCACGACCTTGGTATCACACCCGACTCGCTCAGACGGCACAACACCCGACACCCCGAAGGAGTCGCATGACAGATCAAAAGCTCGAGCAGTGCCACCAGTGCGGCAAACAGGTCACACCAGGAGTAGACCACGACACAGCTGATGTGCGTGGGATCAGATGGTGGTGCCCAGAACACTGCCCACAATGCAAAGAATCCCCCACAACAAATGACACCTGATGAATGGGACATTGCAGCATGCCGCTACCACCCTAAAGAAACATTCTTCCCAGACCGCAACAACTACGGGCAAGTATGGGAACAGGCCCGCACCATCTGCAACACATGCGAAGTCAAACAAGCATGCGCACAAGACGGCGCACACGAAGTGTTCGGCATGTGGGGCGGGCTCACACCAGCAGAACGAGGCTTTGGAAGATCCACAACAGCAGCACCAATGTCCACCGAGAGGATCGCAGCGCTACTCGAACACGTTGGTGAACCCATGACAGTCAACCAGGTATACCTAGCACTCCACCCGCACTACACAAAACACGCCACACGCAACGCACTCACACGCCTCGCACAAGGCGGCATCATCACACACACATCCAACACACAACCCGAACCAGACTCCTACCACTTCAACCAGCAGTAAAGGACAAACATGCAAGCAGACCTGTTCAACCAAGACGAATTAGAAGAACAACCCTTAGCACCAATCAAAGCCAAACCGAGAGTACCGACACTCGTTGGCACATCAGACAGAACACCGATGAAACATGCGATCCTAAACGCTATGGTCGGCGTAGAAGCAGGCGTATGCGCTTTTGATAGACACGCTGGCAGCAGGGCTATGTGGGTCGACTTGTGCGCAGGTGATGGTGGGCCAGATCGTGATGGCGGCATTGCGTCATCACCTGAAATCTTTATCAAACACGCTGCATTCATCCTCAAAAATGCAACACGGTTCGATCTCAACCTGTTCTTTATTGAACGGCACGGACAGACACATGAACGACTCGAAAGTAATTTAGAAGATCACATAAACCTTCACGTCAATCCAGCAGGTCAATCATACGAGATAAGGCGTGGCACGACGGACACTGGCCGATCATGGAAGTTTGTAAACAGGACAACCCAAACAGAGTTGTACATCGAAACTTTAAACGACGATGCCAAGACAGTTGATCTGCTGAGCTACCCGTTACGTTCAAAAGACTTTGCCTTTATTAACAACGACCCAAACAACGTCAACGATTTTGCGCTCGACGCAGCACAGTACAAAAAACTTGCTGACAAACATGTACGAGTAACGCAGTACTCGACGCTCGGATGTAACCCGAACGGTCTTAAACGATTGCCTTACGAGCAACGAGCAGGATGGTACGACAAGATCGTAAAGACGATTAACGGCAGGCCAGAGCATCACATCCCAATCATGTTTGCGTTCGGCAAAGATGACTCGAGATGGGGATACCTGATCAACACAGCGGAACGCTTTTACGAAGAAACCGTAAAGAGGATCGAAAAGGAGTATCGGAAAGCATCAGATTCCGGGCAGTTAAAACACTATGACCTGCTAATGCCAAAGACTAACGAGGGGTTCATCGAATTGATCGAGTACTTGGTATTCACCGTTGACGAACTTACAGAACAATCTGACCGCCTCAACATGAAACAAATTTACGCACAGCTACACAACAAGTACGGAGTGAAGTGATGACTGAATCACAGCTTGAAGAACCAACCGTCCATTGGCTCGCAGACCTATACCCGATGTTTAATCAGGAAAGGTTTGCAGCTCTTGTCGCTGACATACGAGACAACGGTTTGCGGGAACCGATACTGACCGATCACACAGGGCTCATCATCGTTGACGGTCGCAACCGTTTAGCAGCATGCAAAGAAGCTGGCATATACCCATCATGGAAGCGACTACCAAAGAACGCCGACCTTGTGCAGGCAATTATTCGAGCTAACGATCTGCGCAGGGATATGACTGCTGGTCAGCGGGCAATGCTTGCAGCGAACATCCTCGAGCATTACGAAATCGAAGCAGCACAACGCCTCAAACTGTCAACAGGCAGACCAACCACACACAGTGATAAACCTGAGGCAGATCTGCCTCAGGTTATTGAGCGTGCGCCACAGGCACGAGATCATGCAGCAGCAGTCGCAGGCGCATCAGGCCGATCAGTAGGCCAAGCCAAACGCATCAAAGAAAACGCACCAGACCTAGCCGAACAAGTAAACAACGGTGAGCTCGCCCTCGACGCAGCAGAGAAACAAGTCAAACAACGCCAAGCAAACAAACCAGCACCAGACCCCAAACCCGACACACCCGCCGAAGGCACACCCGTCACACTCACAACCCTCCACAAAGCAGACGGCACAACACTCCAACACCAAGCATCCAAAAAACCTGTGTTCAACAAATCAAAAGGCGATGGGATCTCATGGGCAGACTGGTCATGGAACCCAGTCACAGGCTGCGACCACGGCTGCGACTACTGCTACGCACGAGCAATCGCCACATCAGACCGAACCAACCAAACATTCCCAACAGGCTTCGAACCCACATACAGGCCCGAACGCCTCACAGCACCAAGCAACACACCAACACCCAAACAAACCACACAAGCATCACGATCAGTGTTCGTCTGCTCAATGGCCGACCTATTCGGCAAATGGGTACCAGACCACTGGATCGAAGAAGTATTCCAAGCATGCAACAACAACCCACAATGGCGATACATCTTCCTCACCAAATTCCCCAGCAGATACAAAGGGCTCACATTCCCCAAACAAGCCTGCGTCGGCGCATCAGTAGACACACAACGACGAGCAGACATCATCGCCCACTCCATGCAACACGTAACAGCAGAAGTTCGCTGGCTCAGCATCGAACCACTCCTAGAACCAATCGTGTTCGCAGACGGCGTACTCAACGAGTTCGACTGGGTAGTCATCGGCGCACAAACCACAGCCAACGGCATACCAGCATTCTCACCACACTTTGAATGGGTAGCAGCGATAGTCGCACAAGCACGCCAAGCAGGATGCAAAATCCACCTCAAACCCAACCTGCTCACACAACCAGGCATGCAACTACCCGACGAATACCCAGCACCGCTCACAGGAAACATCAATGAATGACCCACACAACACAGCGCTCGAGTACGCACACAAAGGCTGGCGGGTCATACCAATCCTTCCAGGAACAAAACGACCAGCCATCAACCAATGGCAAGACGCTGCGACAACCAGCACCGCACAGATCAACCAATGGTGGATGGGCTCACAATCCTCCTGCGGTGTAGGCATCGCAACCGGCAAACAATCCGGCATCTGGGTCCTCGACATCGACGACCGAGACGCACTCTACGAACTCGAACAAGAACACGGTGAACTACCGCCCACACTCACATCCATCACAGGCAGTGGCGGTGAACACCAGATCTACCAGTGGCCGGCAGACGGACGCACCATCCACAACAGCGCCAGCAGCATCCTCGACGGCATTGATGTGCGTGGAGAAGGCGGGCAGATCGTCGCACCACCAACCATCCACCCCAACGGCAACCCATACGAATGGGACGAACAATGCACCGAGATAGCCACCGCACCCGAATGGCTACTCGACCTCATCTGCGACAAAGACCCCGAACCCACACCAACCCAACCCACCTCGAGCATCACCGCCACAGACAGACCAGGTGACCTATGGGCACAACAAACAGACTGGGCCCAAATCCTCATACCCGACGGCTGGCAACTCTCACACACCGACAACAACGGCGAACGCTACTGGACCAGACCCGGCAAAGAACCCCGAGACGGCATCAGCGCCACCACAGGCAACACAGCCAACGACAACCTCCACGTATTCACCAGCTCAGTACCCAACCTCAAAGCAGAAGAAACATACACAAAGCTTGGTTACCTCGCAGCAGTCCACCACAACCACGACCACACTGCAGCAGCCAGAGCCCTCGCAGCCGAAGGCTTCACCACACCAACACCCGACCTCAACATCCTCAACCACCTCACCGCCAGCAGTGATGACCAAGGAGATCCCAATCCGCTCGCCCCATACCTCATCAACTGGCAAACCTTCTGGACCACAGACCACACCGAAACAGAATGGCTACTCGAACCCCTCTTCGCCAAAGGCCGAGCACACGCCATCTACGCAGGCGCCAAAGTCGGCAAAAGCTTCGTCACCCTCGCAGCCTGCGCAGCCCTCGCAACCGGGCAACCATTCCTACGCAAACCAGAAGGCCCACCACAACATGTTCTGTATGTGGACTACGAGATGACACCCACAGACCTATACGACCGCCTCACAGAATTCGGCTATGAGTCCACAATCTTCGACCACCTCCACTACGCACAACTCCCAGTCATCGCACCCCTCGACACATCACAAGGCGGCATCGCACTCTGCCAAGCAGCCCACGCAGTCGGCGCAGAAATAGTAATCATCGACACCACAGGCCGAGCAGTACAAGGCGAAGAAAACGACGCAGGCACATACCAAGACTTCTACCGCCACACCGGCATGCAACTCAAACGCATGGGCATCACATGGGCACGCCTCGACCACGCAGGCAAAGACACCACCAGAGGCCAACGAGGATCATCAGCAAAGAACGATGACGTTGACATCGTAGTCAACCTCACACGCACACCAACAGGAATCACATGGACAGCAACCCACCGCCGCATGTCCTGGTACCCAGAACAATCAGACATCACCATCGCAGAACTAGACGATCAAGCCACCTTCACAATGGAAGGCGGCAACCTCGAACAGTTCGAGCTCCACATCTTTGACCTCTCAGACTGGCTCGACAGTGAAGGAATCCCAGCCAACGCACCCATCCGAGAATGCTGGGCACACACCAAAACAAACGGGCCAACAGGCACCCTCAAAAAGGATGTACAAGCGGCAGTCAGATACCGCAAATCAGCACAGTATTCGCTACGAAAAACAGGGCGGGACAGAGCTCGGGACACGCCTCGGGACAAAACTGCGGGACAGACTGCGGGACACTGCGGGACAAAACCCGAAACCCATACAAACAAAGGCGGGACAGAGAGCGGGACACTGCGGGACACTATTCCGCAGGCACAGCGGGACACTCTGTCACCCCGTAGGGGGGACAGAGATCCCAGCCCACAAACCGAACACCAAAACCAACCCACATACGACGAGTTCTAAGGACACCAAACCATGCCCCAATGCCAATGCCAATACCGTGGTGATCTACTCACACAAGGACACCGAGACCATCACCGCAACTGGGAACAAACCCAACCCACAACCAGACACCCAACAACCTCAACAACCACCACAATCGAAATCACACAACTCATCATCGCCATCGACCAACTCACAGCCGCACTCCACGGCGGACCACTACCCGCACTCACTCCAGGCGCACAAGCCATCATCGCCAAACACAGGAGCACACCATGAAAGACCTCGACCCGCTCACCACACTCGCCCACACCATCACACAAACCCTCGAGCAAGGCGCACAAGCCCTCATCGAACAACGCAGTGGTTACCCAGCAGGCGGCACCGGAGGATCACCCTCATCGACCAGTGACCGCACAGGCCTCCTCGCAACCACCCGAGCAGACAAAGGCCCAGAACGATCAGACCAAGACTACGACCGAGCCATCTACCTACTCACCGAACTACAAGACATCCTCAACAGGGCACGACCACCACAACGCAAACAACAACACATCGCAGCAACCACAACCCAACACGACGACGGCTGCACCAGCTGCGCACGAGTAGGCACATGGACCGCACGAACAGCCAACAACCCCATGTGCAGAACCTGCACCGAACTTGTCCTACGCATCCAGATGCAATGCAACATCACACTCGAACAACCACCAACAACACTTGTCGACCGACAACGCCAAGGCCGACGCATCACCACACGAGAAATCAACCAAGCACTCCACGAAAATAAAACCAAGGGATAACCTTGACCACCACCACAAACCCATGCAACGCTTACGGCAGTCTCACCACACCCAGCCTAAGCACAGGTGCATGATGGCTAGCAAAGGCAGAAGTACCAGACAGTGGAAGCTCATAAGCCTCACCGTCTACGCAGAAGAAACCCACTGCTGGCTATGCGGCAGAGTCGTAGACCACACCATCGCACCAAGAACACGATGGGCACACAGTGTCGATCACATCATTCCCATCAGCCAAGGCGGCGCACCATACGACCGTGCCAACCTCCGGCTCGCACACCACGGCTGCAACAGCCGACGCTCCAACAACCGAGCGCAACCACAACGACCAGGTGCAACACGCCAATGGTGAAACCTCACAAAGAGTGAGATAGATATCCACAGGGCCTAGTTATCCACAGGGAAGTTATCCACAGAAACGCCTGAACTATTTTTAGTTCTGGGCGTTGTAGTAT